GTGATTCGTTTTTGACGATCACCCTTCCAAACTTCGCCAAGTCCCTTGAGAAAGGACTATCTGATGGAGTTTGGCCGCGTCACGACACACTTGGTTTCAAGTATGTCGGAGGGCTCCCCGCATTTCTGCGAGGTTTCCTCACGCTGGTGTTCCACCCCTCTGGTATATTGCTGGATAAACCCGATCCTGACGCAATTTTTGCAATTCGTCAGGTCTGCCTTCTTTCACAGAAGGTGGAGCGTGACCCAACCCCGAAAAGGGTGAAGGCCGCGTTTACCGGGTACCAGCAGACCGAGGATGTACTCCGAGAGAGTCGGTGGTCTGAAGAAGATCCACTTCCTCTGAAGGTCCGCAAGGCCTTCGTCTCGTTGTACGCGGAGCTACTCTCGACTCTTGACCGTAAGGTAAGAGAGTTTGAGCTAGTTCCGAATCATGGTCCCGGATCCACTGCTGATGGGCTTTCGCCCTATCAGAAGTGGGACCTGGACTACTGGCCCGAGAGACTTGAAGAAGTCTTCCCGCGCTGGCGGTACTCCCAGAACACGATGAGTGTTTGGGCGGACCATGATTTCCGACCCACCGAACAGGAGATCCCCGTAAAGGTGATCACTGTCCCCAAGACCCAAAAGGGTCCAAGGATCATTGCGATGGAGCCTGCCACTGTGCAGTACGCACAGCAGGCTCTGAAGGGTGAGATCTACAGGTTCGTAAAGAACTCTGACCTCGCCCATCTGATCGGTTTTACTGACCAGACTCGCAATCAGCAACTTGCCCAAAAGGCTTCAGTTGCTGGCGATCTTGCCACACTCGACTTGAGTGAGGCTTCAGACCGCGTATCGTGGAAGATTGTCCAGTTCCTATTCAAGGGCTGGCCTAATCTTCTCGATTTCCTTGATGCTACACGCACCAGGGTTGCGAACGTCAACGGCTCCTTTATGGAGCTCGAGAAGTACGCATCGATGGGTTCCGCACTCACTTTCCCGATCGAAGCAATGGTCTTTACGGCCGTTGCTGTCGCTCGTGTTTGGGAGGCGGAAAGTCGCCAATCCAGTGCCCGCCAGCTGGCGGGTAGGGTCAGCGTGTACGGCGACGATATTATCGTCCCTGTACGTGCGGCTGATGGCGTTG